AAGATGTTGATATGGAATTTAAAGAGGTTGTAAAATGAGAATTGCAATTTGTTCTGACCTTCACCTAGAGTTTGGTGATATTAATTTACAGAACACCGATAACGCCGATGTATTGATACTCGGTGGAGATATTTGCGTGGCCTCTGATATTGGCAAACCAGACCCAAACAATTTTTTAGAAGATGCAAAAAGTAATCGTATTACCGATTTCTTCAAGCGTTGTTCTTTCCAGTTTCCGCATGTGATTTTTATTATGGGTAACCATGAACACTATCATGGTGACTTTGCTACAAGCGGAAACAAATTAAAATCTTTGTTAGAATCTAACATGTTGAGTAATGTTTATTTGCTTGATAAAGAAACTAAAAAGATTGATGATGTAACTTTTGTTGGTGGTACATTGTGGACTGATATGAACAAAGAAGATTCATTGACAATGTTTCATGTCAGCCGTAGAATGAATGACTTTCAATGTGTGAAGAATGGTGTCCGTATGGTTACTCGTACAGTTCCAATCTATGAATTGAATCCTGATTGGACAGAAGATGGTCTAAACGGTGGTAAGTATTCACAGAATGAAGCCGGTTTTTATATCAAAATTGGTGAAAAGAAGAAACAAGAAGTTTCTACATTCTCACCAGAAGATGCGGTTGTTGACCATCGAAAAATGGTTGATTACATTCAGACTGTGATTGAAGGTAAGTTTGACCAAAAGTTTGTTGTTGTGGGACACCATGCACCAAGTCGTTTGTCTACTCACCCTCGTTATAAACACGATACACTAATGAATGGTGCTTATAGTTCATCATTAGATGAATTCATTATTGACCATCCACAAATTAAATTGTGGACTCATGGACACACACATGAAGATTTTGACTACATGCTTGGTTCTACCCGTGTTGTTTGTAATCCAAGAGGTTACATTAAATACGAAGATAGAGCCGATAAGTTTGAATTAAAAACTGTGGAGATATAAATGGATTATGATTATTCTCGATATGAAGAATTATTGCAACATCATCTAAATGCCATATATCACGATTCTGATGAAGGGTCGGATATTGGTGAAGATGTTTCAAGTATTCCCGAAGTAAAAATTATCTTTGATGGTTATGGTGACCTAGAAGATGAAGATGAAAACGGTGAATATCGTTATACAGAAGGTGGCAATAAGAATATGGAATCATTTGCCATCTTCATTCATAAGGATGCCTTAGTTGAAGATTTTATTTTTCCTCCGCATGATGTATACAGTTTCACTTTTGGTTCGATGATTCAACATCGACCGGCAGAAGAGGTCTGTATCTATGCTTGGCATGATGTGGTTGAAGATACATGGGATATTCTTCCACTTGAAGACAGATTGGATGATAGTAATGTCATGGATGAAAATGATGTTATGAAGATTTTAGAAGGTCTTTATGAATTGTATTTCAAACCATGGGAAGGAAAATTTACAACCGACCCAATTACGGGATTGCCCAATTGGCCTTTTAAGTAACAACATTGCCTCACTAGAGGTGGTGTTTGTTATATAATGACTACACTATGATAATTTTCGACTACAATCAAGTTGCCATCTCTAATCTGATGGAACAAATCGGTTCTTCCAAGGTATCGGTTGATGAAACATTGGTTCGCCATATGATTCTGAATACCATTCGTACCTATGTGAAGAAATACAAAGACTCTCATGGACCAGAGGTCATTATTGCTTGCGATAATCGACACTACTGGCGCCGTGATATTTTTCCGCATTATAAAGCGGGTCGTAAGAAGGCTCGTGATTCTTCTGGTCACGATTGGTCTTCTATCTTTGATTGTTTGGGTAAAATCAAACAAGAATTAAAAGATAGTTCTCCATATAAAGTGATTGATGTTGATACTTGTGAGGCAGATGATATCATTGCTGTTTTGGCAATGAAGTATTCTTCTACGCAAAAGGTAATGATTCTGTCCTCTGATAAAGACTTTGCACAATTGCAAAAGTTTCCTAATGTTGAACAGTATTCACCTATTCTCAAAAAGAATATCAAAGAACCTTTACCTGCGGCTCAATTGAAACAGTTGATTATTCGTGGTGATAAGAGTGACGGCATTCCAAACATTCTAAGTAAAGATGATACCTTTGTTGAGGGTGTTAGACAAAAACCTATTACTGAAGCAAAGATTATTAATTGGATGAACCAGTCACCAGAAGAATTTTGTACCGATGAAATGTTGCGTAATTTCAAACGAAATGAAATGTTGATAGACCTTACAAAAATACCTGAAACACTCAAAACATCTATACTAGATACATATGAGACCGCAAAAGGTAAGACTAGACAAGAGTTTATGAATTACATGATTGCGAACCGTCTTAAAAACTTAATTGAAGTGATTGATGAATTCTAATGGAAGCTAAATTATACTCCGAAATTTTGGCAGAGTTTGATACTGCACCTACAAGGTCAGATAAAATTGCCGTGTTGCGAAAAAATGACCATCCAAGATTTAGAAATTTTCTTGCAATGGTATATAATCCCGATATCAAATTTGAGGTAGAAATACCTGCATATCGTCCTGCGATTGAACCTGCAGGATTAAATTATACATATTTGGATATTGAAGTACCGAAATTGTATCGGTTCATACTAGGTCATCCAAAACTTGAAGGTGCGGTTCTTGATGAGAAAAAGAAAAAATCTTTACTAACATCAACCTTAGAATCTCTCCATAAAGATGAAGCTGAACTATTAGTTAAAGCGATTACGAAAAAAGACCTTGATGTGAAATATCTTACACCAAGAATTATTAAAGAAGCATATCCTGATATTAATATACCATGAAAGTAGCTGTTGTAACTCCCACTATTGCATCCGAACATTTAGCGCAATGCATTGATTCGGTTGATAAACAAACTTATAAAGACTTGACCCATTATATTTTTATTGATGGTTGTCAATATGAACCAAAGGCAAGAGAAATTCTTGTGGGTTCATCTAAGACCAGAATGATTGAACTGGAAGAGAATGTCGGCAAAGACTGGTATGGACACCGTGTATATGCGGCCTGTTCATTTCTAGTTAATGCAGATGTTATTTGTTACCTTGATGAAGATAACTTTTTAGACCCTAATCATGTTGAATCAGTTGTTAAGAAAATACAAGAAGGTAATAATTGGGTTTATTCACTTAGAAAGGTAGTTGATAAAAATGGAAAATTTATATGTGAGGACAATTGTGAAAGTCTTGGAAGATGGCCTGTATACTTTAATCCTGAAGTATACCACATTGATACATCATGTTTTGCCGTACGCCGTGATGTTGCTATTCACGTTGGGCATCATTGGTACGGCAAATGGGGCGCAGATAGAAAATTCTTTGAAGCAATAAAAAAGTATTTTAATAGATACGATTGCACGAATGAATATACTTCAAATTACAGACTTGATGGAAATGATAATTCAGTAAACGAAGAATTCTTTATTGAAGGTAACAAAATTAATTCTGAAAAATACCAAGGAGTCTTTCCTTGGCAAACAGGACAACAATTCATTTCTGTTGGACCTGGTATATCAATAATCACTTAATATGAAAACTGCACTTATTACAGGCGCTGCGGGCTACCTTGGCTCGCATTTAGCTAAATCACTTAAAAAATCTGGATGGAAAGTTGTTGGTCTAGGACACAAACGACACACAATGAATCAATACCTTGATGTTATGCATTATGCGGATGTTCGTAATATAGATGATGTTGATGATTTATTTTCTCGCATACAATTTGATGTTGTATTTCACCTTGCTGCTCGTATTGAAGCCGGTGTTTCATTTAAGGAACCAACTGAATTCTATTCTGTAAATACAGGCGGTACTTGTAATGTTATTAATGCAATGGTCAAACATGGTGTGAAGAATATTGTGTTTTCATCAACCGCAGCCGTTTATCAGGCATCAAATATACCACTTAAAGAAGATGATCCAAAATTTGATAATTCACCTTATGGTAATTCTAAACTCTGTGCCGAGGCCGCAATTAAAGCATCAGGTTTGAATTATGTCATTTCTCGTTATTTTAATTTGACTGGTGCCGATCCTGAAGGTGAGTTTGGTGAATCACACGAACCTGAAACACACTTGATTCCTCGGTTGATACAAAATCTAAATAACTTTCAGATAAATGGTGATGACTACAATACACCAGATGGAACTTGTGTTAGGGATTATGTTCATGTTACCGATATTGCAGGTGCTCATAATGAGGCATCTGAATATTTACTCAATGGTGGTAAATCCATCACTTTGAATTTAGGCACAGGCCAAGGTCTTTCTATTTTACAAATAATTTCTAAACTAGAAGAAGTTACGGGCAAGAAAGTTAATTATACCGTAACACCAAGAAGACCTGGAGATGCCGACAGTTTAGTTGCCGATATTAATCTTGCCACAGAAGTCTTGAATTACCATCCTAAGCATGATATAATGTCTATATTAAAAACAGCTTATGATTGGCATAATAAAGATGACGAATAAAAAAGATTTTGATTTAGATGTAAGTGCATTAGAGAAAATTGGTCTTGGATTACTTAATAGTCATGTCCATTTTTTAACTGGCGAAATTGAAGAAGAAAATATAGAAAATGCTATCAAATGGATTGTTTATGAAAATCTCATTTGTGGTAACAATCCGAAAACTTTGACGATGTATATCAATTCAAGTGGCGGAAATCTAAACGATAGCCTTGGATTAATTGATATTATGAGAACCTCACAATGTCCGATTAGAACTATCGGTATTGGTTCTATTTGTTCGGCTGCATTTATGATTTTCTCCTCTGGAACAAAAGGTGAAAGATATATTGCAAATAATACCAGTATCATGTGTCACCAATATACTGATGGCATGGAAGGTAAGCACCATGATATTAAATCAAGGTTCAAAGAAGTAGAACTTACAAATACAAGAATGATTGAAATATTAAAAGAAAATACTGGACTAGAAACCAGAACAATTAAATCAAAGTTGTTATGCCCTACCGATGTATGGTTGACCGCAGAAGAATTAATTGAATTAGGTATCGCTGATAATTTTTTGGAGTAGGAGGTTAATCGTTCAAAATGTTAGCAGGAAATAAAATTAAAAGGCCTTTGAAAAAGAGGTTCAAAGAAGACCAAGATATTGAGTCTCCAAAGAGTAGAAAAAAACACCATGATAAAACAACATGGCGTTTATTCAGAACCGAACAAAAGGAAAAATATGAGTTATAAAGAATATCTTAACAAAAGAATCAAAGAATTGGAACAAACCATGTCCAAAACTTCTGAAGAAAAAGAAAAAGTTCAAGTGGAATTGAATAAATTAAAACTTGCCGAATTTGAAGAGGATATGGCAACCGAAAGTGACCAACAGTTACTAAAAGGATAAGTGTTGTAAAAAAACAACAACACGCTTGACAGGCATACCGAATTGTGTTAAGATGTCTGTATGTTAGAAATTCTTAAAGAAACCACAGTTTGGTCCGATAGGTCAAACGCAAACCATACCTATTTACTTGAGGGTACTAAAATTGTCGCCTATGCAAAATTCGGCGGTGATGAGGTTCAAGTATTAAAAACACAAATCAAAATTGATAAAAGGTACCGCACCTTTGTAAAGACCAAGCACTATGGTCTTGAAAAATTTATCAAAAAAACACCCACCAAAAGTAATACTAGAGTATTCAAAGTTGTAAGTAAAACAAAAGAATATTTTGTAGAACTTTCTGATTACAATTACACCTGCACCTGTACGGGTTTCAATTTCCGTGGAAAATGTAAACATATTACTGCTGTTGTAGAAACACAACAGTTAGGCAAATAATTGTTGACATTCTGGCCAATTCGTGTATAATGATACCTATGTTGTTGAGAAAAGGTTAAAAAATGTCAATTGAAGAATATTTGTTGGATACTGGAAAATCACTGGAGAATGAAATGACTGAGTTTGAAAAAAAATGCTATGGTATGTCTGAATCTGAAATTCGTAGACAATACATCAATTCATTCACCGCCAAAATGGCGGGCACAGAAATGGTAGTGATGGGTATTCTTAGTGATTGCCAAGAATTACAATCTTTTGGTCGTGATACCAAAGAACAGGTTCGCAAACAATTGAATGTTGCAAAATTTATCCTTTCAGAAATGATGGATGAAAAAAGAAACGCTACTGCTTAATTGGAGATTTTATGAAGTTACACATCTACACCCAAAACCAAGAAAACTACGGCGCCCACGATTGGGACGGAGTTGGTGAGTGCCCACAATATTGGAAATTCAAGGGCGGTTCGGACTTTTTTGTCCCGATGGGTAACCGTATTAATTCAGAAACCGCAACCGCTATTGTAATGGCGGTTCGTGGTGATATTGAGGAAAATAATGATTATTTCCGTTGCGAAATTATTGGTTGGGATATTGTCGCTGATGATTTTATGACCGAATTTGAAAAATCACAATTAGAGTATGAAGGTTCAATTCGCTTTCCCGCCAAGGTGTTAGAATTATGCTAATCTATACCTATCAAAAGTCCAAGAAAAAAAGTAAGACCAAAAAACAACTTGCTGAGTATCAGGCTTGGCTTGATAATCTTAACAATCAGAAAACAAATTTTTCAGGAAAAAATATGGGAAAAATATCATTCGATCCTAAATCAGTACCAAAATTGACAATACCTCCTGGTCGTGATGTTAAACAATATCCTAGTATGGTGACACCTGGCGGTTCTGCTACAAAACCAGTTGCTGGTAATGTTTATACTGGTACTGCTATGAAGGGTATTGGTACTTTGCATAAAAGTAATGCTGTGCCTATTTTCTCTAATGAAGAGGCAATCGACCAAGCGAATATGCGAAGATGAATACTAAAGTATTACTGTTGCTTTTATGCAACATAAGGCTTGACATTTACCGTGGTTGTGTTATACTGTACCTATGTTGTTGAGAAAGGCACTTAAAAAATGAAGTTATTATCTACAGGTAATCCTAAGATTCTAAAAGGTTTGAAACAAGGTTTTAATACTTATATTATGCACCTTGCACCTGCCAATTTATCTGGTTATGAAACCTGTCCTAAACGCACCGCTGGTTGTACCTCTGCTTGTTTGAATACCGCAGGTCGTGGCGGAATGTTCAAAAAAGGCGAAAATACTAATATGATTCAAAAGGCACGTATTCGTAAAACCAAAATGTTTTTTGAAGACCGTATTACCTTTATGAATTTATTGGTAAAAGATATTGAATTAGGAATTAAACAATCCGCTAAAAAAGGTTTGACTCCTGTTTTCCGTATGAACGGCACCTCCGACCTTTCATTTGAAAAATACGAAGTGCTTCGCAATGGTCAAACCTACAGTAATATTTTTACCGCTTTTCCTGAAGTCCAATTTTATGACTATACCAAGATTCTTGGTCGCAAAGTGAAAAATATTTCTAATTACCATTTGACATTTTCTGCTGCTGATGGTAATGATGCCGATGTTTATCGTGCTATTGCAGAAGGTTACAATGTTGCTACTGTGTTTGGTTTGAAGAAAACCGAACCAATGCCAGAAACCTATTTGGGTCGTACCGTGTTTAATGGTGATGATTCTGATTTAAGATTTTTAGATCCAAAAAATGTTGTTGTTGGTTTGTATGCCAAAGGTAAGGCGAAAAAAGATACCTCTGGTTTTGTGAAATATCCTACTTTTATGTTGAAGGCTGCTTAATATGGGAACTCGTAGTTTAACTTATGTGTATGAAGGTGAAACTCCTATCATTTGTATGTACCGTCAATTTGATGGTTACCTTGAAGGTCACGGTCAAGAATTGGCCAACTTTTTGAATGAGTTGACCATTGGTAATGGCATTTTAGATAAATCAGAATTATTTACTTTTGCAAATGGCATGGGTTGTCTTGCTGCTCAGATGATTGTTTGGTTTAAGAAAACACCTGGTGGATTTTATATCTATCCAGTTGAGATGAACCAAGATTGTTGGCAAGATTATGAATACCATGTTTATGAAAATAAAGTGGTTGTTAAGAATCCAACCGAAGTGATTTTCGAAGGTTCTTGGAATGAATTCTTGGCATTGACCACAGAAAAAGAATCCGATAATATTGAATCTAAATTTATGTATGGTAATTAAAGGAAAAATATGAATAGTACATTAAGAGATTATAGCTCACCTCCTTGGGAAACTTCTTTGTATAAGAATATTCCAATAAGTAAATATACACCTGAGAAGATTCAGGTGATTAGAGAAATTGTTGGCAGACCGATTAGGATTCGTTTTCGTGGACCACGAAATACAATTGCCGACAAAGGACGCACTATGAATAATAGGCAATCAAGTTGCCTAAAAGAGAGTGCTAAAACTTTTACTGTGTATGTTCGGTAAACATGATAAAAGTGCTTGACAAATTAACCGATGTGTGTTATACTGAGTGTTCTTAAATTAAATTGGAGATTGTATTATGGCTCGTGGAAAATCTAACAAACTTGCACCTTGGCAAAAACTCGTAACCATCATGGTAACAGGCAAACCTGTTACAGTTGATGAAATCGAGGCAACCCTTGGTAATGAAATTTATATGTATAAATTATCCACATATATGTGGTGTATCAAAACCGATGCAGGTGGTGTGATTAAAGTAATGAAAGAAGGTCGTAAGGCTGTTGCTTATCAGATTATGAATGTGAAAGAAGTAAAAGAATACATGAATAGAGTAGGTATCACAAAAAGTGGTTATGCTCCAGGTGGATCTATCAAGACTCCATCAGTATGTAAAATTGCTAAATTGGCAGACTTAAAAGCTGTGCCAGTTGTTGCAGTTGATTCACCAGTCGTTGAAGTGAAACCAGAACCCGTTTCTGAAAAACTTGAAGTGACTGAAATTACTAATGCTTAGAAATAAGTTTGGTTAATAGTCTTAATGGAGGAATATCCGGTGCAAGACCTTAAACTAGCACAAACAGCAGTCTACTTTTGCTGGTTTTGACTATAAAATAAAACCAGCACTAATTTTAAGGTGATTGAAAAAATGAATGATGCACAAAGAGAAGTTTTACTAATCACACAGGAAGAATGTGCTGAGGTAACGCAAGCCATTTCAAAGATTTTTCGTTTTGGTATTGATGGTTCATATAATGATAGAACTAACATAGAACGATTAACTGAAGAACTTGGTGATTTGCATTGTATGATTGAATTGATGGTTGAATCTGGTATGGTTGACCGAAAAGAATTATTAAATGCATCTGGACTTAAAAGACATAAGTTAATTAAGTGGTCGAATATTTTTGATACAGAAGAGGTGGTTTGAAATGGCTTCATCGGTTAAGATGTTGGGTGTCGGTATGGCAGTAATGTTATTGGTACTAAAACCAGAAATTGGTTTGGCTATCGTTAATGGTGTTTCTGTCGGTGTTCAAGGCATTGCCGAATCTTTTCAAAAAGAATCTGATAAAGAACCTGAAGAAAATATTTTAGAAAAGAATGATGCAACCGCATTAATTCTCGACCAATTATTGCAAGAGTTCAGGTCATCAAGAGATAAATCTCCTCAGATAATTATTGAAGAGCGTGAAGTTTCTTTATCTTCTAAACAACAATCATATGGTCGTGCATTAGAAGAACAAGATGTTTTGGAAAAGAAAGCAATATATCATGGTGATGATCCGATTGTCCGTAGACGATTAAATTTGCCACCAAAGTTGCCATCATTTGAACAATGGAATCCTACCGCAGATATTTTTGATAAAGAATTTAATGCAAAGTTTGGAGTAAGATAATGGAACCTTCTTTATTATTATCGGCACTTGGATTAATTTTTACTCTAAATGCCACTAGTGCGCCGGTCTTCAAGGAACAAAAACTTGAAGGTTCTAAGCTCTGTGAAAATGGATTAATAATTAAAACACTTTATCGTGACCAAAATAAAAGACTATATCTGAAATCAAGGGAAACAGTTTTATCAATGACTGAAAAACCAACGAAAAATACTGTACGCCGTTTTGAAACAGATAATAGTGAAGTGGTCTTTCTACAATTGCCAGAGAAGGCAATGATACTAGATAACAAAAATATGAAACCTATTTTAACCGAATGTAAGGATGTATGATGTATAATTACCTCAAATATAGTGGCGCATGTGTTATAATAAATCTTAATCCGTTGCATTGGAGTTTGCTTCCTAAAATTAGGAATGAAAGCAACATTGAATGGGGTTCGCCTGAAGAAACATATAGTTTTGTTTTTTTGTTTTTAACGATTAGATTTTGGATTGATAACGGAGAATGGTAATGAAATACTGGACTGAATTAAGTAACTTAGAAACGCAAATTATCCGCCTTGAAACAATGCGGTCTTTGTTTAGTGTGATGGCATCTGGTGCAGAAGAAAGTAGTGCAGAAGATGTTCGTAATGCCTTGTGGTATGTTGAAGGTTCTTTAAGTGACATTCATAATGAATTGCGAAGTGATTTTGATGCGCTTTGGGAAACTGTTCGTGAAGAACATTTTGACAATTTTGACGAATCGGCCGAGAAAGTTAAGAACAAACACAAAGGCGGCATGAAGAAGAAAAAACAAATGACCGACCGTGAATTACCGTGAATATATTTTATCTTGACCATGATGTTAGAAAATGTGCCGAAATGCACAATGACAAGCATGTGGTCAAAATGATTCTTGAATATGCTCAATTACTTTCTACTGCTCATCGTGTTCTTGATGGTGTAGAACTCATTGGTCTTTCTGATTCAGGAAGAAAAAAGAAATTCTGGACACTAGGTGATAGCCGTGATTATACATTGTATAAGGCTACTCATATCAACCATCCTTCTGCGGTTTGGGTAAGGAAGTCAGCTCAAAATTATATGTGGCTTGCTGAAATGCTTGAGGTGCTTTGCGGTGAATACACATATCGTTATGGTAAAGTGCATAAAGTTGAAAGAGATGGTTTGATGCAATTATTAAAGAATGAATTTCCTAAAAATCTTCCTATTGCGCCATTTACAGAACCAACACCTGCAATGCCTGATGATGTAAAAGTTTCTGGTGATTCTATTAAGTCTTATCGTAACTACTATATAAACAACAAGGCGCATTTAGCGAATTGGAAAAAACGACAAGTACCGGAGAGGTTTAATGCCAACGTATAATTTTATTGATACTGAGACAGATGAAGAATTTGAAGTTGTTATGAAAATAGCAGAGCGTGAAGAATTTCTCAAAGAGAATCCTCAAGTTCAGCCAATCATATCTGCACCTGCTTTGATTAGTGGTTCTGGTTCTTATCAAAAAGTACCAGAAGGTTTCAAAGAAGTTCTAGCAAAGGTTGGTGAGCATCATCCTGATAGTAAAGTTGGCCGTGAATATGGTAATAAAACAATCGCACAAGTGAAGGCTCGTGATATTGTTGATAAGTACCGCAAAAAAATTAGAACTGCATGACATTTAACTTTATAAAATTACCTGAATTAGATTTTGACCTAAAAGCAGAGACAACGGAAGAAGGTAGACGATATGTAACACCAGAAGGACAAAAGTATCCTTCCGTTACTACCGTATTATCTTCTTATAATAAAAAGGCCATATATGAATGGCGTCAGCGTGTTGGTAACGAAGAAGCAAATAAAATTGCAGGTCGTGCTTCTCGCCGTGGTACGCAATTGCATACCTTGTGTGAGAAATATATTCTTGGTGAATTAACCGAGATGAAAAAACAATCATTGATGCCTTTGGATAAAATGATGTTTGGTCAATTAAGACCAATATTAGATGACCATGTTGGTAATGTATATTGCCTTGAACAGGCATTGTATAGTGATAGTTTAAGATTGGCAGGTCGTGTTGACTTGATTGCAGAGTGGGATGGTGAGTTGTCAGTAATTGATTTCAAATCTTCCACAAAGGAAAAGAAAGAAAGTAACATTCGTAATTACTTTATGCAATGTTCAGCTTATGCTGAGATGTTTGGAGAGATTACGAACCTACCAATCAATAAGATTGTGGTTGCAATTGCGACCGAAGAAGAAGTACCACAGGTATTTGTGAAAGACAAGGAAGAATATTTGCCAGAATTAAATCAATTCATTGATAAATACTGGAGTGATATTGCTGTATGAAGTAAAGAGAAAAGTGTTCTGGACGGGGATGCAAATTCCCCCTCCTCCACCAGAAGTGCATGTGTTAGATGAAAGAAACCATTTTATGGGCTCTAATGGGTGTGCTTCTGATGGGGGAGAATAGTTTCGACAGGGCAACAAGTAACAGAGTGGACAGCACATCAGCAACGATGTAAAAAGAAGAAAAAAAAGTAAACGCAAACGACTCACAGTTCGCATTAGCAGCCTAAACGCAGCTTAGGGTTTCGGTTAGTTTCCTCGTAACAGAATAACTAACCACTATTAACAACAAGGAGTTTTATTTTGAAAAAAGTTTTATTTGCAACATTGGCCACTTTGGCTTT